CCCATCGGCGTGCCACGCAAGATGTTCGACATGAACTCAAGCTGCTGATACGGATGCCGCTGCTCACTGAGAAAGTCTTGGTACCGTTGATTGGCGCGTTCCTGATCAATGGCTCGCTGCTGCCCACCAAACTGGTTTTGCAGGCCGTAGATGTCCCTTTGCTGGCCAAACTGTGTCTGCCCAAGCTGGCCCAACTGGCCTGCGCCTTGGAGCGCAGTGTTCAGCCCCTGCTGGCCGTAGCCTGCACCAAACTGACGGGACTGCTCACCAAGCTGCTGCCCTGACAGACCGTACTGCGCCCGCAACTGAGCGGCGGTCATGCCTTGCCCTGCGCCAAACTGGCGTGACGCCTCACGCTGCGCCAGCATGTTTTGATACGCTTGCTGGTTGGCAAGCTGTGCCTGCATGTTTTGCCCAGAGCCAAGCTGTTGGATTCCCAACTGAGCGGCAAGATTTTGCCCGCCGACGGTAAGTCCTGCCTGCTGATTTGCAAGCTGCGCCTGCATCCGCGCCTGCTGCTCTGCGTTAAATTGCTGCTGAGCGTTCTGGAACGCAGCCTGCTGGCCCGTGCCGTAGATGTCACTCTTGAGCTGGGCAAGATCGCGTGCCGCCGCAGCCTCTTTAACTGCGGTTCTACCACCACCAAATGAACCACGCTGAATAGACTGCGCTCGTTCTTGCTTGGCCGCAAGCCCTGCTTGGCGTTCCGCTTCCCGAGTCTGCTTGTCAATCACGTTCTGCATGAACGGATTCATGTAAGCTTCAGCAGACCCCGGCTGAGTGAAGCTCTGTGTACTAGCACGCTCGGCGGGGCCCATCTGATACTGCTGAAGACTTGGCGCTTGCGCCGACATCATGTCAAACTGGCTTGGCTGATACTGCTGAGGAGCGCGAAACTGATTGCCGAAATACCCGGGCCGGTACTGATCGTTCAGTGCCCGATATGCAACTTGTTGAGCAATGCCGGACGCTTCACCCGTTTGTCCGGGAATCTGCATCCCACCAACGCCTTGATACGCCTGCTGCTGGAGCGGGTCGGCCCCCAGCACATCTGTACCGCCCGGACGGGTTTGATACTTGGCTGGGCCGGTGATATCCATGTACTGTTTGCCCGTATCAGGGTCCATCACAGGCTGGCCCTGCGCATCAACTCGCGGCGTCTTTGTTGTCGTCAACCCTTCTGCCAGACCAAGCGTCTGCTTAGCGTACGGCTTGGCCCATTCGGGCAAGTCCTGCACCGTCCGGGTATCGCCACCACCCCCGCCGCCATCGCCACCGCCGTAAATGATGCGCCCGCCTTCTTTGCGGGTCACGCACTCGCCCAAGGTCTCGCCCAAGGCGTAAAGATGTCTGCGGGAATAGCTCATAGTTTCACCCCAACAATTCTGTACTTCTCTTCGAAGCCGTAACGCGTCCACAACCGTGCAATAGACTCACGCGCTGCGCCCTCAATGCATGTGGCACCAAGCGAGCGCAGCAGATTTTTAAGCTGCTCAAACGTATCCTCGTTGCTGATCAACCTACCACCAATCAAAGTGATAAACGCAACGCGGTCATGTGGGCGGCTGGAGAACACCACGGTTGCAGCGCCTTTGACCCCCTCGTCATCAACAGCAACCAACATCAACCACTGCCCCGTTGCCACCAGCACCTTGACAGACTCCAGCGTGTAGTCGCCTTTGGAGTGCTCCACGGCGGAGGCAAGATGCGTCTCGACCATAGGCCACACTTGGTGCACATGCCCGACATCGACGCGCTGGATGTTCATGCTGGCAGATACTTTTCGGCTCTGCTGTTCTTGGCGACTTTGCCCTTGCCAACGGTCTTACCACGGGCTTTTTGAATCCGGTCCATCATGGCGTACAGCTTCCGAGCGCCCGCTTCGGTCGAGCCGTTGCCCAGTTCCGAGACGATGCGTGCGGGCACCACAAACTCACCATCGGCAAGGCGTGCGGGTTGCCTGTTGCCGATCATGGCAGGGATAGAGTCCGAGACGCCGTCACCGGGGCCCTTGAGGAGCCTGCCACCATCGGAGTAGTCGCCCAAGTGTGACATGCCACCACGAGCCAAAGCAGAAAGACCTCCGTAGGCAAAACCAACACCATCTACACCTGTATCGCCACTTGCGCCTTGCCCAGCCAGTCCGCCCCCTCCATCCGCACCGCCAACCTCCCCCATAGCCGCACCAATTGCCGTCGCTTCAGCCGCTGACGCACCGGGCCCTAGTTGACCTGATGTGGCACTAAAACCCATTCCGGGTCCAGCGCTCATCTCAACACCGCCATACCCACCAGCGTCCATCGCATTTAGCGCCGCAGCAACAGCTATTGGAGATACTACCGGAGCTATTTTGGCGTACTTTTTTGTAGTTGGGTCGTAGGTGTAGTTGTCTCGGGCTTCGTCGGCCCCATACCCAGAAAGAGCTTTCAAAGAAGAGATGCCGCCACCGGCCATGCGCTGCATACCCGTCGAGTTGTCGATGCCCATGTCAGAGACGCCACCACGAGCGTTTTGCATGTCGTACACATTGGCGGCAGACATCTCTTCTACGGGGCCACCAGCGGCGGCGTAGCGGGTGTAAGTGGGCCTAAAATATTGGCGCTGCCCCGTAATCGGATCGACGTACCCTTCTTCGGTACGCCCGGCGTCAAACGCGTAGTTGAAACGTTCTTTGTCGTCCTCTGGCATCTTGGTTTTAGTTTCACCCATCAGCATTGGGGCTGCGGCAGCAGCGCCGTACTTGAGCAATCCCATGCCGCCGCCAACACCCGTGGCCTCGACACCTTTGGATGCCGCTTGCCCCATAAAGGCTTTACGCCCGGCTTCTGTGCCAAGATTTTTGAACCCTTGCCCCGCTTGAGACAGGTTTTGGCCCATAGAGGGCTGTACGGCAGCAGGCGGGATAGTGGGCGGGCGCAGACTGCTCCTGTACGCCTGCATGTCTGCGGCGGTATATCCGGGCTCACCCATTCCCAACCCCTCAACAACAGGTGGGGGTGTAACGGGTGCAGAAATCGGCGGTAGATCAACCAAATTGCGCATTGGCTCGGTAGTCGGGTACGAATAAGACCTAGCGCCGCCCCCCATGTCGTAGGTATATTGACCCCTAATTGTGTCGGGAAACATATCTTGCAGTTGTGCAACGCGACCAATGTCTCCCTTTTGTGCTGCCTCATACGCCATGTTTTGAGCCGTGTTAGCGGGCCCTTCAAATGGCATAAAACGACCTGCTTGGGCAGTGCCCGTTCTTTCGACTGGCGACATAAGGCTGGCAGAATCGTAATACGGCGAAGCCACCATACCCGCAGGATCAAAAGCAGGCGCTGCTTGCGCAGCCCCCAAACTTCCCACCTCTGCACCAACAGTTCCCGCTCCCGCTCCCGCTCCCGCTCCCGCAGCCATCAGACCAGCACCCAGCCCAGCGCCGCCGTATGCGCCCAGACCGGCCATCAGCCCTTTTTCCAAGCTGCCCGTGCGAGCTGTCTGCAGAGCGCCTACGCCGAGGCCAACCATCCACGGAGCGGCAGCGCCGCCAGTAAGCGCCGTAGCACCAATGCCAAGGATCATGGGCAGCATTTTGTCCAGAAAGCCAGCTTCTGGCAGTCCGGTCTCGGGATTAATGGTGAGCGAGCCACCTTGCGCCATAGCCAAAGCCTGCAACCCCGCGACTTCACGGGGGGACATGTGGACAAGCTGTGAATCGGGCCCGCGTCCTTGCGCGGCCATGCGCTGTGCGGCGAGTTGTTGCAGGCTCATAAATGCCTCACTGTGGGGTTTGTCAAGTCTATCATGGGGGGTTCTTAGAGGCAATTACTGCGTCAGGTCATAAAAGGAAATGGACCCAACGCCATCGCCAGTCGTAGCGCCAGAAATTACGCGAACGCCCAAGGTGTAAATGTCGCTGACATCAGTCAAAGACACGCCAAGCTGTTGGTCCCAGTTAAACCCGGTCGGAGCCGTTGTGTCCGCTTGGCCACCGCCACCCGAGCTGGCGATATATCCAGTTTGAACAATCGTGCCTGCGGTGGCAATCGCGGTGGCGGCGACATCAAACTCCACGTTGTTGTCAGAAGGAACCGTTGCTGCCCATGTGGCCCCCGTGAGCACTGGGTTTTTGATCAGTGCAATCTCGTAGTTTTGCAACGTTGTTGGCTGAAACTGTATACGGTTTGGGAGTACAACAGCGCCTAATGCCGTCGATGCCAACCTGATAGATACAACCGGGAGAAAGTTGGCTGCGGTATTTATGGTCCCAAGCACCGTTGTGCGTCTGGCAACGTGCTCAATTGATGTAGCCTCAAACCCACCCTCTGACACCACCGACGAACAAATCTGCGTGAGCGTGGCAGCAACTGCCGCCGTCGTTGTGGTGATCTCATAGCGCACGGGCAAGATGGCCGTGGTCATATACACCGTGGTGCCGTAGACGTTAGCGGTGTTGAATGTGTGGCAAACAACGTACTGGCCGTTGATGATGAAGCCGCACCGCACCGAACCAACGCCAAGCCACTCAAAGTCCATCCACAGAATCTGTGGGTGTGTCAGGTCAAGCGTGAAACCAGAAGCGCCAGTGCCGTCCAGCTTATCGCCATTCCAGTTTGCTTGGTTTGCAAACCGCGCATCGCTTGGCGTGCCAGAAGTGTTTGAACGCATGACGAAAGCATTGACCCCGCCAGTGCGACGGAAGAACACTCCGTTCTGCGTGTTGAAATACCCAACACTCTGATCAAGGTTGGCAGATGTGCTGTTGTCCATTTGAAATGTCGCCAGAACCAGCAGCCCCTTGCCCGGCTGATACAGCATATTGCGAAAAGACTGCCGAACCACAGAGCCAACACCGCCGCCAGTGACGGCCATACTGACGCTGGACTGGTTGGTGTTAAACGTTGAAGTGCCCGTACCAGACGTAGATGTGCTGAACTGATTGTCTGCGGCGTAACGGCTTTGGCTGTCAAACAAAGAGTAGGGCTGACTGACGCGCAACCGCCCAAAAGCATCAACGTTGGTGCCGCCTATGGAGACGGGAAGAGTGTCAATAGTTGCCATGAGTCGACCCAGTATGCCGTCAAGGCGGTTGAAATACAGGCGCAGGATGTCTGCAAACTGATCGTGGTAGCGCTGCTCGTACTCCGTTGGAGCCGCTGGCAGACGCGGGGCGGTAACCCGGTCAATCTGAAAGTTGGTTGTGACGATGAAGGTCATGGATCACCTGCGCCCATCAGGACGGATGTCGAGAGACGGCACGCCCAACTGCCACTGCACACCCAGCCCGTCTGAACTAATCTTAAACGCCATCTGCCTTCCACGGATGCGCGTGTAAACAATCTGCGTGAACTGTTGCACCGTGTAGTTGCGCTGGTTCTGATAGTTCTGCGTGCTGGTCACGGTTGGCGTGTCGGCGGTGTTGTAGTTGGCACCGGGGTTTTGCCGTGGACGCAGGGTGAAGACCACAGACGGGTTGTTGACCGTCGAGCCGTCGAACGTGATGTCCGGGATCATGCGCCAGCCAAAGCCGTAGTTGTGCCCGTCACCGATGTCAAAGTCGGCAGATTGGATGTAGCAGCTAATTGCCACGGGCGGGTTCACCGACGCATCATCAACGCCCTGCTCGTGATAGATCAACGTGCCGTTACCATCAACTAAGCCTGTTGCAGACGGGAAAGCCCGAAGGGGCGTATCAAGCCACGCGGTGCGGGTTAAGTTGCCGTAAGACCAGATGCGCTCCAGATGGTTGTAGATGACGTAGCGGTCAATCGTGTTGGAGTTGGCAGAACAGTAGAACCACCACACCTCGTTGAACGCCTCGTTGGTCCCGGCAAAGAATTGATACTGCTGTTGAAGATTGATGTCGCCAAAGATGTATTGGCGCAGCGGGCAGTACAGGGTTTCAACGCGACCCGAGTACATGTAAAACTTGTCCAGCCCCATCCAGTACGTGATGTTCGCCGCCGTTGTCATGGCGTTGGGGCTGGCGATTGAGATGTTGTCCGCCAAAATCTGGAAGCCCCACTCGACCGAGAACTGCATGGAGTACAGCGCCGCATCAGTCCAGATCAAAATCTCTTGCCGTGCCTGCATCGCGCCCACAATCTCGGAGCCATGACTTAAGCGATACGATCCCGCGTCATTGGTCTCAAGCGGCTCCCACACCAAGATATTCTCTGCGTCAGACCAGCGGATGAGGAGCGGGTCTTGTATTGCGGAGCCATAGTCGTTGCAGCCAAACGCAATCACAAACCGCGAGGCATCAGAGACCATCACAAAGTTGGACACCGTGGGGCAGTCAGCGTCCGTCAGCCAATACTGAATGCTGTTTTGCGTATTGGTGTTGGTTGGGCTAAGAATTTGCGCACGGTTAAATGTTGCTGGGCTTGCATCTACAGCCCAGTAATACAGGGCACCACCACGTGGGTTGAGCACAAGGTTCTGGCCGAAGTTGGATTCACTCCACAAGCGAAGCTGCTGTCCGATGCCAAGACCTGCTGGCGCAGGGGAGCCCCATCCAGTCGGCGTTCCGCTTCCAACAAATCCACCCCAGCCACCAGCACCCCAGCCCACGTTGGATGTGTAGATGGAACTGCCCGTGGTGATCTGATATGCAAAAGTTGCGCTGACCGCAGGGGTGCCGCTGCTTGATGCCGTGCCCGTTACAACAATAGAGTACGTGCTCGATGAGATGTATGTGATCTGGTGCTCGCCATTGATGTTGGCAACAAGCACGCCGTTGACGTTCCCTGATGTGGCAGAGATCGTTACAAAGTCACCCGTTTGAGCGCCGTGCCCTGCGTCATTAATGACCAATGTAGTCTGACCACCTGAGTTGGTGGCGGTGTTGGTCGTAAATGCGTTGGCTACAGCAGTGGCTGTCTCTCTAAGAGGGGTTACATCGTAGAAGCCGCCGCCTGTACCGTTTTGAATATAGTACTTCAGGTTTGTGCCAAGACCCATCAGGTTAAAACCAGCGAGGTTCAACCAATTCCAAAGGGATCGGCAAACGCCCCAGATCGTGCCGGTGCTGGGCTGAAGAGCAGAGGTGTTGGGGCCGTTGTCTTTGACCCAGCCACCAATTTTTTCGGGATAGCCTGAGCGAAACCGCACCTTGTCCATCTCAAACCACGTGCCTTCATTGGCAAGCGTGGTTGATTCTCTGTTGACGCCGGGTCGCAGTTGCAGTTTCTGAAGAGGCATATTGCCCTCACGCCATGTGTTTACTCTCTGCCTCGACAGAGTCTAACCTACGCATCCAGCCTTTGCCAAACGTGGCGAAAGTGGACAGGCTCTTGTAATGAGCCTCGCGCAGATGACAGAAATCCGCAATGATTGCAACAGGCTCCTTGCTCGCAACCGCAGCCATCGTCGCTGGACCAATCTGACCGTCTGCCGTCACTCCAACAGCTTGCTGAAGAAATTTACTAGCCCGACCAACGCCAGCATTGACAGCGCAGTCAAAAACGCAAAGATCAACCCCAGAAGGAAGATCGTCACCGCGAACAGCATCCCAATACCTTTTTTTATATAACGGGCTAACCATCTCAACGGTAAGCGCTCGCATGTCGGCTTCAGTGGCAGGCTTGCCAGTCCATTCTTCCCAGACACGTTGCGTTACTCCTAAATTAGTCCGGCCTCCCGGATCATCTTTATGGTTCACATACCCTCCTTCGTGCTTGAGGATATGCTTTAAAGATTCTTCCCAATTTTCTTTCATTTTATTTCCCCGACGATTTGGAAAGCAAATCTGTCTTAGCTTGTGAGCCAGCAGATGACCCGAAATAGTAAGCAATGATGCCTGTCCAAGCTGTGCCCAGAGAACCGAGCATCATCAAAATAGCGGGATTATTGCTGTCAATTTGATTGAAGAACATCATTATCATGATGCCAAAGAATCCCAACGTGACCGCGCCAGCCAATATAGGTGGCATCATTGAACGGGTAGTGGCCTGCATCTCCCGCGCAGACTTGCGGTCGTCCACCGCCAATTTCTCAAAATTCAGCCCCAACTCCTGCGCCTGTCGTGCAAGCTCAATCTCAGCCATCTTCAACTGCGCCACTTGATCGGCGTTGAGTTTGTTGCTGGAGATCATGTCTTGGACTTTGTCTTCGTCCACACCAACAGCTTTGGAAATAGCAGACACAGCCATACCGGCAAGCGGCCCGCCAAGTGCGGTGGCAATCGTCGGTGCAATTTGTTTAAGCCATTCCATATCTCAGCCTCCTCTTTTTGTCAACATCGCACTGGCAATCTCCAGCATGAATTTGGTCTGCTCCATATTTGCAGGCTGCGTTGCCCAACCAACCGTAACCTGCCCCACAAAACGATGCGAATCCGGAGGTACGCTGACACGGCAAGTGTACGTCACACCCTTCTCAAGATACCACAGTCCGACCTCTGATTGAGCGTAACGATAGTCGCTACACGGGACTTCATTGGTCATCAGTTTGACCACATCTGAATTATTTGCTGAGTTGTGGGTAAACAAGCCAACGTCGATGTTCTCAATCGTCTTATCACGCCCGTCCTTGGTGTAGGCTCTGTAGAGCGTCCGGGAGTTGAACAGCGGGTTTACCTTGAAAACCGCCACCACTGTTGCTCCGGTTTGTTTAAACAGCATCGTCGCCGCGTCGTCGGCCCGCTCTGTTCGTATCTCCGGCAGCTTCTGCGACTCTTTGTACGCCTCTCGGATGAACTCTTGACTCTCATACAGGGCGTAACCAGCAAACGCAAACACCGCCATCAGGATCACCGCAAACAGTTTAAACGGTGAGTCCACGTACCCCAGAATCTTGTCAAGGGTTGTGTTGGCGTTGAGCTTCTCGGTCATCTCAATACTGCCTTTGAAGTGCTTCAAACACGAAATAACCTGTCAACCCAAGAACCAACACAGAGAAGAAAACAGCAGCGCCGATCAAGAGCAACTCATCCATCTCTGCCTGTTTTCGTTTCTGTTCTGCCTTGCGCCGCCCTTCTGCACGGGCTGCATCGGCCTCCATTTGTTTTGCGCGGGCGGTAATTCTGGCCCACACATCCATTTTGTTGGCCTGAAAAAACAGCAGCTTAACCTGCTCCTCAAACTCTCGCGCTTGCTCCAAAGCCATTTCCAACTCAAGCGCTTTGCCTAAAGATGAACCCTTAAACCCGCCTGATTTGGCTTGCTTAACTACCTCAATCGCTTGTTCTTTTGCATCAAAATATTTACCCAATACCGGCCCAAGGGACGCCACATCGTCCACTGTCTTCGACACCTTTTTTACAAGGGCAACAGCGGAAGATATGGCAGAAAGGGCGGTGATCGGGTCGATCATGATTTATCACGCAGTGCGTTCTTTTTCGTGTGGGCAATAGCCATACCACCCATGCGCTTGATTACAGTTATGGCACAAAATGCGGTATTCAGGCGGGAAATCAGCACGGATAGCTCTCAGTGCAATTTGTTGAGTTGACAAAATCTTTCTCTCTTTCCTGCCGCCGCCATTTACATGGTCAAGCGCTAAAAATTCAAATTTTGTTTCCCCACAACACACGCATTTTCCACCATAGCCCTCGAATAATCTTTCTCGAATTCGTCGATTGCTTTGCTGGCGACGAAGTCTTGTGTCATCTCTACGGCGGTACTCTTGTAAGTACTTTTGCCGACAGGCATCGCAGCGCTTTGCATCTGACCTAGTAGCCTGAAACACCGCGCTGCAAAATTGACATGAAACACTTTTCACGAAACCCTTTTCCACATATACACGGTAATGTACGGCTGGTAGTTGGCGTTGGTGCCGGAGGAGCCAGAAGACGCCACCGTAGTAGATGCTGTGATTCCGGTAGTAGAACTACTAGTAAGCGCCGCAGGATTATTGACGGAGCCGCCCCAATAATCATCATATTCAGCTGTTCTAGTGTCGGTGTTATCCACACCGTACCATGCTGCTCCTGGGTTATAGCCACTATCAACTATAGAATTCCAAGACTTATGCGTATGCCCCGGATCAGTAATCGTAGTCGTCGCCGTGTGCGTGTGGCTGACCGTAATTGCATCAGCAGAACCGCCAGTCTCTTCAGCGGTGTCAAACAGTGGGTTACCAGCATCAAAGCCAACAGGGACCCTGCCAGCGCCAAACGCCGTCCAAGTGCCAAAGCCAAGCAAAGTGCCGGGGTTGGTAGAGTTGGTGGCATTGATGTAGATGGAGCCTACGGGGTGCAGCGCTTGAAGCGCGGCTTGAACAAATGCCGTGGTGGCAACCTGAGTTGTGTTTGTACCAAAAGACGCAGTCGGTGCGGCAGGGGTTCCGGACAGAGTCGGGCTTGCAGACAGGACGGTCGAGCCTGTACCCGTTGAAGTTGTAACTCCCGTGCCGCCTCTTGCAACCGGCAGGGTACCCGTTGTACCACCATCAATCGGAAGACCCGAGCAGTTGGTTAGCGTCCCGGACGCAGGGGTCCCAAGCGCGGGGGCAACAAGCGTTTTGTTTGACAGGGTCTCCGTGCCAGCCAGCGTAGCCAGGGTGCCCGTCGTGGGGAACGTGACATTGGTGGCACCCGTCAATGTGCGGGTGTAGGCAAAATTGCCAGAGGATGTGACTGTGGCTGCATTGTTGTTGGCAACGCCCGTACCGCCGTTGGCGGCAGGCAAAACACCCGTAATGTCAGCGGTACTAATGTCAATGGCGTCCCAGCTTGCATTGCTGCCGTCAGACTTGAGATAGCGCCCGCTCTGCCCAGATTGACTGGGAGCCAGAGCATTGAACGCAGCGTTGGCTGTGGTCTGGCCTGTACCGCCGTTGGCAATTGCCACCGTGCCGGTAATGTTGTTCGTCTTGATCTCGTAGAAGTTGGTCCCGTTGGACCAGACCAAGACCCTGTCTCCGTCAGCAATAGTAACTCCCGTGCCCGCAGCCGTGGTGTTGCCAATGACGGTAGAGTTGTAGATCGTGGCAGCGTAACCGCTGTTGTTCCAGATGATGTACTGCTTGGAGACGGGCGGTGCGTAAACGGCAAAATTGGCTGCGGTCGTTGTGGTCAGACGCAGCATGGCATACACGGCTTGGTTTAAAGCGGCGGTGCTGGTCGGCCCGTTGTTGTACGTAAACGCCTGATTTGCCGAAGTGACAGACACAGTCTGGTAACCAGCAATGGCAGTATCAAAGACATACGCAAAGTTGTCGTTGGTGGTGGTGCCCCATGTACCGGCTTGGTCACCTTGCGTGATTAGCTCGACCCGGAGGCTGGAGGAGTAAGTGCTCATTGGGTTTCCTTACCTGATTTAAGACGGCGCATCAATTGGCGTCCACACGGGGGTTTGGTCATTGTTAATTTCAACCCATGTTGTGACGTATGGAGAGAATGTCTGGTTGTATGTGCCTGCAAACGGGAAGCCACCAAACGTGCCGCCAGCAAACGTTCCCACTTCCGATATTGTGATGGAAGGCAAGACATCTGTCCAACCGGGAGACTGATCATCGTTGATCGGCTCCCAAAGATACCTAAACAAAGCGGTATCAAAAGCCAGAGCGCCCTCGGAGACCAACGCCAGAAAGCTGACATTGGTCTGGGCAGAATCAGTGGCAACGGCTGACTCAGACGCGCTTACAGAAAAGTTAATCTGCGCTGTGGATGCATCAAGGGCCGTGGCGTTTTCTTGGGCAGAGGCCAGCAGGTCTATGTTGGCCGAGGCAGTATAGCCAACGGACACAGCTATGAGAACAACGGCCCCAAACAAGTGGGTGCTGTCGGCTTGATCAAATATTGCGACTGTTTCTTCCGCAAGGGTCAAAAAGACTGAGAGTGACGCTGCTGCGTCCTGCCCTGTGGCGCTTTCTTGGGCCAGCGTAAAGTATGTTGGCAGGGCAGACGATGCGTCTGCTGCGGTTGCGCTGTCTGCGGTCTGCGCTGGGTATGTTGGCAGGGCCGAGACGGAGTCGGCTGCTGTGGCCTGATCTGCGGTGAAGTTGAGAAAGACGGTGATGCCGGACGTAGAGTCAAGGGCTGTGGCCGTATCTGACGCAGAAGAAAGAAATGCGGCGACTGTTGATGCAGAGTCTTGTGCGGTAGCAGTCTCGGAGATTGAGGCGAGGAAGGCGGCGAGGGCCGATACGGAGTCAAGGGCTGTGGCAGTGTCTGCCGTGGACGCGGTGTAGTAAAACCCTACCGATGTGGCAAAGGGCTGTTGTGCAAACGCATACCCGGCAAACACACGCAGTCGTCCTTACTGAACTTGCTCTGCCTGCGGCACTTCAGGCACCGGCAGTTGGGGCATGGCTTGCTCGCGGATACCCTGAATCAGATCAGCAACTTGCTCAAACGGCTGCTTGCCCAGCAACGCCATGATGTAGTTCACAGCAGGCAAGGGCAGCTTGAGTTCGATGTTGACGGCTTTCTCGTCCATGTGTTTCTCCAGTTGGGGTTGAGGGAGTGTCAATTATGCCGCCCAAGGCAGGCCCTGAGACACAGGCGGGTTCTTCTGCATGGCAATGTTCTGTGCCAGTGCAGCTTCAGTGGCGTCCTTATCGACCCCCGATGTCCAGCACCAATCCAGCACCTCTTGCTGCGTGACTTGATCGTATGGGATGGTGGGTGTGCCCGGTGCCCAAGAACAAGTGCTGTAGATGCTTGCGCTGTAGTCGCCATCGACTGCGGCAGCAGTCCAGTGGGCAGTGGTCACAAAGCCATCAGAGGTCTTGCGGTCGAGTTGAGAGATAGTCCAAGTGGTCATGGTTTACTTTCCTTCAAGTTGTGCGACACGTTGCCGCAGGGATTGGATTTCTTTGAGCAGCACTACGGTGAGACGCTCGTACTGGAAGCCTTCAACTTCACCGCTTGACCCACGGGTCACAAGCTCTTCAAAACCTGCGTCTGCCGCTTCATCAGCAATCAAGCCAAAATGGTCTTTTGTTTGATCGTCGTTCTCACACTTGGACTTGTAGCGAACAGGCCGCAACAGATCAACATTTACAGCCCCCAAATCACGGATGTCTTGCTTGTACTTCAGAGCAGAGGTTGAACGGCCAAAACTGCCATTCGACGCAACAAACATATTTGCTGCGGAGGCGGTCGTGTTGTTGTAAACGCCTTCCCAGTAAATGATTGATGTTGTACCAGCGCCAACCAAATTCCCACTGGAGTCGATACGGGCGCGTTCGGTGTTGTTGGTGTAGAACTGCATCGTTCCCGTTGCAGTCGGATTCACCAAGTTAATGTCATTGCCTGCGCCGTACAGCGAAAACACTCGCGTGCCGTTGGTGTTAACGTCCAACAAGCCGCTAGTAGAACCGTCAAGCACGAGGTTCTTGTAACCCGAAGCATTTCTTGGGGATGTAGTGCCCAACCCCAAATTTCCACTCGCATCCAGCGTCATCGCCTGAGTGAAGCTGATGGCGTTGCCTGCGGTGCCGGAGGGGGCGGTGAACCAAGCGTGACCAGACTCATTCAAGCGGTAACGCATAGAAGCGCCGCCTGTGTATTTGTATAGCCAGTTGGTGTTGTTGTTGTAAGCGTTATATACGGGTCCGTAGTCGCCTAAACCAGCACTAGATGCGCCAATAGCGCCCACAGGAGATTGGTCAAACGCTTTCCAGTTGCTTCCCCAAGCACTCGGCG